CAGGTACATGTTCACCGTGCGCTGTACGCTGGCCTTGCGGTTGGCTAGCGTGTAGGACGGGCCGACGAATGGGATCATTTGGGCGTAAAAAAACCGCCACTAGGGCGGTGTGTGTACCGGCAGGGGATGGGAAATCAGAAGCCCAGCACCTTGCCGGTGGTCAGGGCCAGCGCAACGCCCCTGCCCTGGTTGCCGCTTGCCAGCGTGTAGTTGCCACGGAAGCCGGATGTGTCGGACTGGTAGATGAAGGCGTCGAGGTCGGACGTAGCCACGAGCAGGTTGTTTCGCATCTGTGTAACCAGATCGCCCAGCGGGCCGTTGGTCATGTCCTGGCAGATGAGCCCGCGACCAAGGCCGCCCCGGTTGCTACCGCCCCGGATGACGTTGCCGCCGATGAGCGTGCCGTGGCCGTTGGTGAGCACGCCGCAGCGCAGGTTGCCGTCAACGAAGTTGCGCAGCAGCTTGTTTCGCGCGCCAAAGTTGATCGCGAGCCCGGCGCCCTCGTTGTTCAGCGCGCGGTTGCAAATCATCATGCTGTCGCTGGTGTAGTCGTCGAACTGCAGGCCGGCGCCTTCGTTGAAGGTTGTGTTGCCCTGCAGAAGCATTCCCTCGCAGCGGTTGTAGGCGTACAGCACGCCCCGGGGCGGCTGCCCGGAGGTCATCAGAATTTCAGTGGCACCAAGTGCAGCCCCGGCGTTGACATATAGGCGCTGTGCCGCGTTGTCGAAACCAAATTCACCCACGGCCGGCGCGGTCGGCGTTGCCGTGTTCTTCGTGAAGTTGTGGGTGCAGGAGTCTCGGCTGGTGAACACCATGCTGCACATGTCGATGTCACCAACGGAACGCCCTTGTAGCGTGTTCCATGCGACGTAGTAGGTCGTCCCACTTGCCAGAACCCACGGGATATTCGTGCCACGGTAAACCGCGTCCCCGGTGCTGGTGATGGCATGCGAGTCATAGTCTTTGCCGCAGTCATGCACCCAGTTGTTCAGCACGTCAACGCCCTGCCAGCGGCCTGCGGCGTCCTGGTAGCCGAGCGCGCCGGACATCTGAATTCCGTGGGCGCCGCCGCCATAAACCTCGTTGCCTTCGACACGGATATAGCCCGCTCGCACCACTGCGGTGGCCGTGTTCTCCACAGTGCGTTTCTGTACGGTGATGCCGCCCGGCCAACTGCCCGTTCCAGTGCGGGGTGCACGAATCTTGTTCCCGCTGACCAGCACGTTGCGCATGACCGAGGCGTTGGTGTCGCAGCGGAAATAGACCCCGTGCGTCTGCCCCAGGCCGTCGAGCGCAGTGCAATCAAGCTCCACATCACAGAACGAGGCCCCGTCAGGATTTGCCCACATCAGAGCGGCATTGCTGACGATTGCCCCGGCTCCCGTTGGACGCATCCTTGGCCGAGGCGATGCGGGGTCACCGTAGCTGCCGATGCTTCGGCCCCCGACCATGCCGCCACCGCCGCCCATGGGGGACGAATAGTCATGCGTCTGGCCGCGCTTGAGCAGCAGGAACATGTTCGGGTTGAATGCCGTGATGCCGCCGCCAGTCCACGCCGCTACGTTCAGCGTCTTCTTGGCTGCGGCCGGGCTGTAGCCGCTGTTGGCATCGTTGCCGTTCACCGCATCGACGTAGCAATGCGAGTTGTTCGTGCTGTTGGCATAGGTCGCGCCACCCATGGCCGCCTCGGACACCGGCACATTGCTCCAGGTGCTGATGTAGGTGCCGAGCAGTTCAACGAACGACCGATCAGCCCCGTTTGCCGCAGCCTCAGCGGCCGGGAAGTTCCCAGCCCCTGACGCCAAGGCTTGCACCGAGGCGGCCTGCGCGGTCGTGCTGATTGGCGCGTCGGTGTAGGTCACAGAGCCGCCCACGGCTTCGATGCGGATAGACCCGCCTGCGTCGGTCGTGAAGGTCTGCGCGCCGGAAATGATCTGAGCCACTGCACCGCCTGCGTCGCGGTCGTCAACGATCACGCGGGCTTGTGCAGCCGGGGTGACGGTCACACTGCCGCCAACAGGGCAAAACACGTTGGCGAGTGCGCCCGCTTGAATCGTTGGCATCAGTAGCCCCTTTCGATCTGGTATTCCTCGCCCACCATGTCAAGCGACAGGAGCAATGGAGCGTTGTTGGTGCGCTTGATCGCGCGGGTTGCAGCAGTCGCAGCGGCGCGCAGCTCAGCAGGCACCGGGCGATTGAAGGAACGGCACAGGTCGCACGCCAGCGTCAGCATCAGCGCGGATTCGTAGCCCTCGGGCAAGTCAAGTTCCGTGCTTTGCGCGAAGGAGCGCAGCAGGGTTTGGCACTCCATCTTCAGCGTGTAGCCGCTGGCCTTGGGGTAGACCCACACGCGGCCATTGCCGGTGCTGGCTTCGTACCAGATGCACTCAGGCGAGCCGGTAACGTCCTTGTTGAAAATGTCGTCCCAAGTGATGTTGTTGACCACTTCGGCGGGCGTTTCCAGCCCCGAGGCGTCTACGAACTTGGCAGACACCACCTTGATAGGCCGGCTGGCAACAACAGCGCCAGTCGGGCCGATGGTGTAGCTTTGCAAGCCGGTCAGAGGCACGCTGATTTCAGTCAGCGCAGGGAAGAACAGGCGGTGGTTAGACCAGCGCTCCACAAGCTGATTCAGGCGGCGCAGACCAAGGCCGGCATCGTCTGCCGTGGGAGTCTGCCCTGCGGCCAAAACGCCGATCTCGGTCAGCGCGTCGGCAATGAGTGTGTTTGCTGTGGTCATGGCTTTTTTCATGCCCCGTTGAGAGCATCAAAAAAGCCCCTCCGAAGAGGGGCCCAGGCTGTTAGCCGTCGTTGTGCACGCGGGCGGCCAGTTGCGGGCGGATGGCCTTGTAGCCATACAGCACGTCCAGTCGGCACGGGAAGCTGCGGTCGCTGATGGAGAAGTCGCGCACCAGCGAAACGCTGATGCCGTCCACCACTTCGCGGGCCGCAAAGTCGGTGCCTTCAGGCAGCGGCAGGTCAGCGGTCACGAAGGCGAAGGCGTCCTTGTGGAAGGCCAGCGACTGCACCAGCGTTTCCGAAGCGCCTGCACCCACCTTGGTGATCGCGGCGTTGTCGGCAGGCGAAGCGCTGACGTTCTGGCGGGCGCCAGAGGTCACGATGGCCGGGCTGATCGACAGCGAGGTTGCCGAAGTGCCGGTCGTGGTCAGCACGACGAACTGTTGCAGTTCGCCGGTGTTGGCCTTCGTTTCCGGGTGCACGCGGAACACGTTGGCGATGGTGAACACGTCGCCACGGTTGAACGTGGTCGTGCCGGTGTCCACCACCAGCGTGGAGCCGGTTTGCGTGGCGCCGTTCACCAGGTAGCCGGTGGTCTTGGCCGCGGTGCCGGTGCCGTGCGGAACCAACAGGGTGTTCTCGTACACCTCGAAACCGCTGGTCATGCCGATGATGCCGTCCCGGTACTGCTTGCTGATGTTGTCAGCAGCTTGGAACAGGCCCTTCGTGTCCTTGCGGAAACGGTTGGCGTGGTCCGGGTTCATGGTCATCGTGCGGCCCGACATGGGCGCCAGCATCTTCGTCAGCGCGGTGCTGGCATCGCTGGTGGCGTTGAAGCCGAAGGCCACGGTGTCGCCGTCCACGAGGTTGTAAACCTCTTGGTACATGCTCAGCGCGTCGGCTTCGATGTTGGCCGCCAGAACCGACATGGCCGGCTCGATGATGCGCTCGGAGAAGTCTTCCAGCGACAAGGCCAGCTCTTGCGAGGTGAAGTTCATGTCCACGCCCTTCACCGTGCTGACCGTCAGGTCAACGCTGGTTTCGTTCGTGTCCTGCGCGGACATGTTGATGCCGGTGCGAACGGTGTATTCGTTCGGCATGCGAATCTTCAGCGTCGGGCCGAACTTGCCTTTCACGGGGGCGCCGGAGCCCTTGTACTGGTCGTCGTACTGGCGGTTGACGCGACCGACGAAGTTCAGCTTCTGGTGCAGGATGGCTGCGGCGGCGCGCGTCACAGCGGTGGGGGTCAGGATGGTATTGGGCATGGTTCTCTTTCAGGTTTGGCGTTAGCCCCGACGCAACTTGTGAAAGCGCTTCACCCACTCCTCAGTGGGCAATTCGTCAGACAAGCCGCTGTCCTCGCGCTTGCCTTTGACGGGCGCGATGGGCTTCGGGGCGGTGGACTGCTTCGGCTCTTTCGGGGCCTGCATCTCGATTTCGATGCGGGCCAACTTGCGAGCCACTTGGAAGGGGTCTTTGCCTGCCAGCTCGGCGGCAACGTCCGGGTTTTTGCCCAGGTGGTGCAGCACCTTTTCGGGTGCGTCACACGCCAACACGGCGCGCAAGAAGTCCGAAGGCTTCCCGTTGCGCTCGTAAAACGGCACTTCCACGTCGACGAGGTTGCAAGCGGCGTCGAAGCCTTCCAAGGCTTTGCCCTTCGTCAGCACCGTGGAAATGGTGTCTTTCACCTTCTCCACTTCGCGCATCTGCTGCGCGATCTGCTGGGCAATGGGCAGCACCTTTTCAGGCGTCAGCTCTTGCTGTTCCGGTTGTTGCTCGTACTGGCTGTACCGTTGGCGCAGTTGCTCGGCTTCCTTCCGTGCTTGTTCGGCATCGGCGGCGGCTTGGTAACGCGCAGCGGTCAGGCGCTGGATACGCCGTTCCATGCTCTTGAGGCTCTTCGCATGAGGGTCTTCCTCGCGCGTCTGCTCAGGCTGGGTTTCGACGGTTTCCGGGGTGGCGACTTCCGGTGATTCGGCCAGTTCAGGCGCAGGGATTTGCGTGTCTGCGACAGGCGACACGTTGGTTTCTTCCATTTGCTTTCGCGGTCATGGCGTCAACCTGCGCCAAGTCAGGGCATGAAAAAAGCCGCCTTGGTTTCCCTTGGCGGCTTCGTTCAGTGCGGTATCTCTCAGGTCATGTCTTGCGACACAGCGGCGGCCAGTTGTGGCGGCGGCTGCATCTGCTGCTTGAGCAGGGCAATCAAGCCCTTGAGTTCTTCGCGGTCTTGGGCTGCATCGGCTTGCAATGCGGCGATGCGCTCTGCGCTTTCCATACGCATGGACTCAAGCTGCATGCTCACTTGCGCGTCTAGCTGCTTGGCCTGCATCCCGCTTTGGGCTTCTTGCAGCGCCTGGCGCAGTTGCTGGATTTCCTGCCCGGCTTGCTGCAAAGCGGCTTCAACCTGCGGCGGAATCTGCGGGGCGCCTTCTTCCTGGCTTTCGGCCTGCTGAACCTGCGGCGGGAGCATGGCCTTCAGACGGCGGCTGATCTTGTCGGCGTCGGGGAAGTTGCGCAGCTTCACCCACAGGTCGCCAAGAATCGCCATCAACTGCGGGTTGCCGTTGACCATCTCGCCAATCTCTGCGGCGGCTTCTTGCTGGCGGGTCTGGAAGGCCGGGCCAACCACTGCGCGCACGTCATAGCGACCCACTGCGGGGTTCACCACAACTTCCTTTTTCCCGTTGAGAGACGGGCGCTCTTGGTAGCCCGTTTCCATCGTCGGGTCCACACGCACGAACTCGGGTTCGTCGTCCTTGCCGATGATGCGAAGAACCTGCTCTTGGTCGTAGATCACCGGCCAAACTTGCGTCAGCACGCGGCCCAGGTGCGCGATGGACAAAGCAAGGTTGTCCACGTAGTGGAACGAACCCACATCGGCCTTGTCCTGCAAGGCCAGAACAGCCCGCCCGCTCTGCTGGTTGGGGTTGTTGCCGATGGCCGCTTGGTACATGCCCAATGCAGCCTGAATGTCGTTCTTGCTGCGCTCTGCAAGATCAGCCCAGCCAACGGCAACGCCAGCGGGCGAGATGCGCTCAGGCTTGAACGGCAGCGGGTTGCCGTGCTCGTCTACCGTGTTGTACGGCAGGTAAGACAGGTTGCCCCGGTTGGCCTGCTTCCAGTGGCCTTCATAGCCTTCGATGGCCTCAGCAGGCGCCAACCACGGAGCTTTCGGGCCAAGCGCCACAGCCTCATAAGCGGCGTTGCGCTCAAAGTTGTAGGTGATCTGCCCATCCTTGGCGAGACGCACGCAACCAGACAGACGGCGCTTGCCTTCGTCCCATTCCTCGTTACCGAGAACGGGAAACAGCGGCACGAACTCAGCCGGGAAAACCGAGCGCTCAAGAATGTCTTCACCAGACAGCTTGAAGTGCTCGACCACGCGCCCGCCTTCGGCATCCTCAGACGCGGGAACGTCAACGACGCGGTAATACTCGCAGACGCGAACATGGTCCTTCGTGAACCAGCCCGAGTCGTCCCAATCCACCATCGTGGCATCGGGCCACTTGGCTTTGAAGTCGTCCTTGTGCATGGAGACTTCAACGAAGCCCCAGCCCATATCCGAGCCGTCAGGCTGCGTGAAATCGGGATCGACAAGCACAGCCTCGAACTCGGGCACGCGCTCAATCTCGGCGCACTGCTGGCCTTGAACCTTGGCGCCCTTCAGCGGCTTCAGCACCAGGCGGAACCAGCCGATGCCGCCGCGCGTGGATTGGCCCAAGGCGGTGATGTAAGCCACATCGGCCCGGCTTGCGTACTCGGTTTGCTTGGCAAGACCCGCCAGCACTTCGGCCAACTTGGGATCGCTGGTGTCGTC